CGGCTTGGTTTAAAGGATGTGCCTCACCCGCATGGCAATGGTGGGATTCGAACCCACACCGATAGGCGAGCATTCTGTCACCCCCGATCTTCCGTTTAATCAACATTGCCTATTGTCCTATCTGATTGCGGTCCCTTTGTCCGCACGTAAAATTGTAAATCAGCACCCGGCCAGGAATCGAACCGTGGACGACAACGGAAGCCCTCTATGTGTCGCTGAGCCATCAACGGGTATGTTCGGCCACACTAGCCGACCGTTATGCGTAGACGACTGGATTCTTTTTTGCCGCTTCCTTTTGCGTCACAAAATACGATCCGGTATCAATTAAAGTTTCCCCGTCCTCGGTCGAAAAAATCGGATCGTGCGAGTTGCGATGGTCTTTGCTGATCAGCTTTTGCGCCGCCGCGTAGCTTTTGACGGTCTTGGTTTTTTGCGTTGTTCCGGCCCAGTATGTTACTACGATCATGGTTTGTTCCTTGGTTTTCTTGGTTCGTTTCTTGACTTCTTTTTTCCACAGTTCGCGAGTCAGTCCGCTGATTGTCTCGTCGTCTTGCAGCACTGCTTGGAGTGCTGCTTTTTCTTGGTCCGGTGTCCTGATCGGTACGATTGAGGACGGGCCGTTTTCGCTGAGTGGTCGCATTAGCCAGCCACCTTTACCCACTCCCCTTTAATCAATTCCTGAATGGTCACTTCGGGTTCTGTTTCGTGGCTTTCGATTTCGTTGGCAACTGTTTTTGCTTCAGCTAAAGTTTCGATAGTGTCAAGGCTTAGGACTTCTCGGCTGTTGCTGTTGATAACTCGGTACATTTTTCGATTCCTGTTTTGTTTTCGCGTCCGACGTTGTGTCGTTCGCATGTGAGTATCTTATCGGCATCGTATATACAATGCAATAGCCTAGATCGATTATTTTCGAAATACTTTTCGGGTACGTGCGGACCATCCAGCCGCACGTTATTCCATCCACGCCACGCAGTTTGCAGTTGTGCAAGCAACGTGCCTGTGACCGTTGTAGCTCGAAACCGCGTACCGAACCTTGCCAGACTTGCAAACGGGGCAATCGACTTGCGACGAACCGCCATTGCCTTTCTTCAAGCCTAGCTTTGTTTGATCCTCAATAATGGCCGCCGCGACGAGCATCATTTCAGCGGATCGCTTTTCGATTTGTTCTATTTCTTTCTGGATCTCCTCAGCGGTTCGCCATTGGCGTTTTTCGCATGGGACGCATTCGCCAACGTCCCGCAGGCATGGCATCCATTCCTTGCCGTCTACCCGCTTTGATCTAAGATCGTCGTAAGCGACTCCCGCCTTGCAAGTCTTGTTTTGAATCCCATTGAAGTGGGTACATTTGTTTGCTTTTTGCTCGTAGAGCGTTGGTATGTTTATTGCCATCTATTCACCCTCTTTCGTTGTTGAAGTGTCCGACCGCATAGCCGCAGCTTGTACGCTTGTGCAGTTGATAGTAAATGCCAAATCTTCGGCGGTTAGTTTGGCGGCTTCGGCAGCATCTTTGCCGATGTTCCTCTTTGGTTCATGCTTGTAGACATGCACCGTGTGATGTTGTCCGTTGGAAGTCGTAAACGATCCTCGCAGCCATCCAGCCGCATCCATCGCCGCGCTAACCTCTTTCTTGTTTGGGTATCGTTTTCCGTGCCAGTCGGACGCTGATACGCTCAAATGCCATTCGTACCCGCCGTCCTCTTTGGATGGATCTTCCGATAGGATCGCAGAAACCATCGCATTGCCACTTTCCCGCTTCCACACTCGGATTGATCGGCTACCATCCGCAGTCATCGCGAGAACCATTTGGGGAGGTGGTTTGACTTCCTGGAATTTCATTCGTCACCTTTACTTTCCGACAGCGTAGCCGACGCTTCAATGTCGATCGCATATTGCAAAGCTTCTTGGATTTCGTCGGCGATCGTCCCGTCATTTCCACCTAAAACTAACTCGTCCCCTTCGGCGTCTACCAGGATTACAACGCCGGAACCTCGCTCCAGCGAAATGAGTATTTCGAATCCATCTGGCAATTTGGAGCACGCATCGTCAATTGCCGATCCGAGTTTTGCGTCATTTAGTCGCGTTTCTTGTTGATTCATTTGTCTGTCCCCTCATTCCTTTCCGATAATACAGCCGACGCTTTTGGCTTACCTTCAAACTCTTTCACCGCCCAAAAATGGCTTCCACCGACGCGGGCGTCTTCCAGCCGTTCCGCAAATTGCTTGCGGTCGATGATGCTTGGTTTTGTTAAGTCCCATGTCCACTTGTTATCGCCAGCGTCCTTGGTTTCGCGACACACGGTCACAAATCCGCCCGACACGGCCAAGACGACTAGCACAGGGCAGAACATTTCCTCCCACCAATAATCGCCAGCACTGGGATTGAGTCGCTTGTGGTCGCGCTCTGCCTTTTCCCACTCGTTCGACTGGTAAACTCTTTTCGCAACGATTGTCATTTTCCCTGTGTTTCCTCTACTTTCCGATCATATAGCCGCACTCAATCAAGTCCGATTGGACATGGAGATACCTTGCAACCGTTGCAGTAAACATGCGGGGCCGCGTGTGGGCATTCCTTCGGCTCTCTTTGCAGCCGGTCGATTCCTTTGCAGGTCTTCAAAAGGATTTGAAACGACGCGATGGCGTTTCGCTCCTCGGTCGCGCATTCGTCGCTAATGTCTTCGTCCTCGGATAGATTGTCGATCCAAGTATCAAGCCAAGTCTCAGCCGTTTCGATTGCTTCGCTTAGTGTTTTGCTCATTGCTTTTCCTTCAAAATAGATTGACGCCGTTTCATTTCCTTCCAAGCTCCGTATGGTCCGCGATACCATGTCCCATTCGGATCGATGTATGTCGTTAAATTTCGTTCGCTCCATCCAGCTTCACGCAATTCAATCCGCATTTTCTTGATACTTGGTTCAGTCATGTCCAGCCTCACACGAATCTCCGCAACCGCTCCCAATGTCCAACGCTGGCAATTGGTGGAAAAGCGATAGCTGCGGTTCGTACTTGTCGGTGTGCGGTTCAAAGTCTTCGGTAAAAGCCATCTTTACAATGTCTTGAGCCTATAGCCTGCCGCGATAGTGAACTCTCGGTTCCGGCTGCGCTCCGTCGCCTTTGTTGAGCATGCCATACTTGCGTTCTAGCTCCCCAGGCAAATCAAATTTGCTTGGATCAGCTTTCGCCACGGTCATCAGTTTGCGAAGTGTCTTTTTGAAGCAGTGGACGCAGTTCCCCCAAGCATCAGACGGCAAATCCAAATCCCAGTCGAATTGAGCCATGAATTCGTTCACGTCTCGCTTGCGCCAATTCTCGGTCACCAACGGATAAATAAATCGCTTTTCCTTTCGCTTGGGACTGATGCGGTCTGCCTCATCTGCTCGAATCCCAATAGCAGTATCGTAAGAACCATCCTCCCAGCCACACGCACGCCGAAAAGCCAACATTGGTTCTTCTTTTAGTCGCGAAGTGCATTGCGGATGGGTAGGACCGAAAACGCCATGCTTAGCCGTCGCCTCGCGCATTGGGCCGCCGTTTCGGTCTGCCGTCTCATAGTTCACCACCTTGAAACCAACGCCCACGCCTGGACCGTTTATCACGGCCTCAATCCAAACTACCGAATTGTTCGCAAAGTGCTTGTCCGCGTCTCGCATGAACCGCAATGTCCGTTCGTCTTCGCAGCCGGTGTTGACGAACGTGGAAAGAATATCGTGAGTCTCGCCGTACAATTCCAAACAACGACGCATCATCACCACCGACGATCTGCCGCCAGAAACCGAAATTGCCAAACGCGGCCGTATCGGTTCGGTCGTGGCAATTCGACTGCGCAAGACTTCGCAAGCCGCTTGTATTTTCAAGTTTTCCAGGTTGCTAGGTGCGGACATCATTTCCACCAAAATCCGATTGCAAAACCAACACACAACGCAACAACAACACCAAGAATTGCTAGGCGAATAACGCCTTTTACAATCGCTTCTATCACTTCGCCCATTTTTTCCTTCTCCTAGTTGCGGCTCGCAGAGCCTACGCTACATGCCAGGAACAATCTTCTTGTCCATGCGATTGATCAGCTCAGTTCCAATCGCTTCCCCGATTCCTTTCGGTAACAACGAATGAAACGAAACATGCTCTTTGCCCGCCTCGGTTCTAGCGTCCATCAATTTGCCGAAAGTTGGAAAGTGTTCGATTAACGATTCGCGTTTCTTTGCTCCGAGGCCTTCGATCCCATCCAGGATTGTTTCCGTTTCCCATGATCGCCATTCAGAATCTGGAATCGCGATAGGAGTCGCTTTCGTTTCTTCTGTCTTAGGTTCCTGGGGTGATCCTTCAACATTCGATCCAACAGATGGTTTGGATGGCTCCACGATCGGTTGAGGCAGTGGCTTCTTGCGATACTGGACACCCTTGGATGTGAAATGCTTTTGGTTTGCAATTGCTAGATTGAGAGTCGCTTTCGCGAGCTTCGCTTCCTCTTTGGCTTCGTCTAGGTTTTCTTCTGCCGTATCGATCGCAATGTTGAGTTCTCGGAGTCGATCGAAAAACGCGGATTCGTCCTTTCGTTTTTCCGCTTCCTCGTCCCATACAATTTCAACAACTTGAGTTTGTGGCGAGACCTCAATTACCGGTGCAGGTAACTGTTCTGGAGTCGCGTCAGTTTCGGGTTGTGGAATCTCGTCTACAGTTGCGACGGGCTCGACTGTCTCGACAGTCTCGACTTGCTCAACTGCTTTTTCATCGTCGTCATCGCCGAAAATATCATCATCCAAGAATTCTTCGTTGATGGTTTCGGATTCAGTTGATTCGATTTCAGTCGCACTCGGCACGTGCGACCCACTGGCTGGGGAATCCTCGTCAACGTACTGCATCGAATCGAGACCACTTTTAGTTGGTAGAACTGAGGTGTTAAGAGTCGCCATTACTTTTCAATCTTTCTTGTTTCGTCGGCTTGTTTTTTAAGTTGGACTTGGCTCGCAAAGCAACGTTGCATAATGCGAAACGCACTGATCTCCGCGAACCGACGGTTGTCGCAGAAAATCCAAGGGACTGTAAAATCTGTCATCCATGCCAATACTTGCCGATGCAAAATCCTTTTGTTCTCGGCTATCGATTTCTTGCCGCGTGATTCGGCAGAATCAATTAACTCTCCGAAGCTGCATTCAACGATCACCGCAGCTCGCCAAACCTGAGAAAGAAACTCAAGCGTGGCTTCGAACCGTTCGCGTCGCTCTCCCCAGCCAAGGATTGTTCCGCGTGCGTCCTCCTTTGACTTCCTTTCGATATGGCATTCACCCTCGAAACCAACCATTGAATAGTCTCCGTGGGTTGGACCGAGCGATTGCACGCGAGAGCCAACAATGATTGGCCGCTTGTCTCGGTCGGTTGTGATTCCGTTGAATTCGAATGGGTATTTTTCCTGAGCGTCGACGATCACGGTAAACGGGCATACAACGCTACGATCTTGGTTTGAGACCTGCAACGTTCCCAATTTTGTTTCGTACAAATGCGATTGCCAAAACGCTGGTGTCTGATCGTTGGCCAGCGTGATGCCATGCGTGGCCAGGTGCAAACGCAAATGGTTTAGAGTCGCCTCGCCCACGTCCGGAGTCGCGAGCACTTGAGCCGGTGACACTCTCGACCAGTCGCGAACGGACTGGATCGAGAACTTGTTTCTGAGCAACATGACTTTCGAATCTAGGACCATTACGAAACTATCTCCTTGATCGAATCGATCAACACTTTGATTCTGGCTTGCTGGTCAACATCGGTTATTTGTTCGGTCAGTCGCTCTGAATCAAACTGACGCATAGCAAACGGCATTGACTCGACGCATTCCAAAAAGCGATCCAAGTAACATTCGATTTCGTTAGCCTCGGATTGAGTGAATACAAAAGGTTCCGACATGGTTCCGTCCTACAAGTAATCGATTTCATTCTTGAAAATTTCCGTTTTGATCCGATCGGCCAGAAACGTTTTGCGTTCTGCGATCTTCTGGGTAACGCAAAATCGCTCTGCTAGTTCGGCCTGCCCAACCAAGTGAACAGTCTGCTTGCCGCGCGAGATCGCGGTATACAACCAAGCACGATCACAGATCATTTTCGCGCCGGGGTATCCGTCGAGAGCCACGATCACAACCGGCCATTCTGAACCCTGGGATTTGTGGACGCTCAACGCGTATCCGAGATCCCAGTTCGATTTCGTGCCGGATTGTTTTTTCTCTGGTTCGTCGTCGCCCGATTCATCGACCGGTTCAGCGTTCTGTTTCTTGATCAGAATCGACACAACCCTGGCTGGATTCGCCAACTTAGCAATCACAGCCTTTTCCGTTACATCGATCACTTCGGCCAGCTCACCGTTGGCAACGTACACTTCGTCCCGTTCGTTCTTCTTGGCTTCGTGGTCGATGCCGTCTGGATCTTCCGATTTGTAAAATCCGTTTTTCAAGCAAACGATTTTGTCAGCAACTCGAAAGTCGGTACCGGGATTCTTTGGGTTCGGATTCAATTCGTCTTGCAACAGTTTGTTCAGCGCTTGCCGGGACAATGGCGACGACTCATTGACCGCAACCAACACTTGGCAATCCCAGACTGGATCGTGTCCAGCTTGTCTTGATTCGTCGATCAGCTTGACGATTCGCGATAACTTTTCGGTCGGTGTTGTATCGTGCGTGATTCGTAGATTGGAACCCGGTTCTTCGGTTAGATCGGTCCACGGAATACAATCGCGGATCAGCCCGCAAGCTTCAACGATGCCGCCTGAGTTCCTTTTGATCTCGCGCAGTTCACCATAAGGCAATCCGGCTTGAATCATGTCGCGAAGTGGTGCTCCGTTTCCAACTGGTGGCAATTGATTCACGTCGCCAACCAGCAAGACGAAACAACCAGGTGCACGGGCGCGGAAGATCGACAGCATGATTGAGAGATCGTTCATGGATGTTTCGTCAATCACCAGCAACCGATATGGCAACGGGTTTTTCTCGTTTCGCAGGAACGTCCATTGACCGGTTTCGGAGTGCTCGCCGATCTCTAGCATCGAATGTTCGGTTCTCGCTCGAACGTCGATTCCGTTCGCTTGTAACATTTCGGTAAGCCGAACCGCTGCTTTACCGGTCGGGGCTCCGATTCCGATATCGTGCAATGCGATCAAGCCATGGTCGAGCAAGTGCCGAACAAGCTTGGCAACGGTATAAGTCTTGCCGGTACCTGGAGAACCGCCGAGGATTCCGAGCCTGCTAGTCGTGGCAATCGCAAGCTGCTCGCGTTGATGCGAGTCGATGCCCGCGATGTCGTTTGGGTTTGGCCAGGATTTCATTTGGTGGAAACCTCGTCGAACTTAACGCCAGTCTTCTTTTCAATTGTGGATTTTTCAGATTGAATAATGCTCATACATGAATCGAATTGCCATTCCGTCAACCGGATGCAGTTGATTTCCCAATCGCTTGAATATCGAATCGAGACAGATTTTGCGACCTCGACAATACCGCGATTTGGCCCACCGTACTTTGTGCAAACTGTATGGTATTCGTGGACAACAGTACCGGTATTTCTTCGCTTGATCGTTACGCCGACAAACATGATTTATCCTCCTTAAACGTTGTTGCAATCAGTTCCGCAAGCCACTGTTCTTGCGATGCTACTTTTCCTTCTGCCAGCCAGAGGGTTGACCCGTTGGCCGCAATCGATCCATCCGACCCGTCCGACCTGACCGAGGCAATCGCCCCGTAATGATCAGGATCGGATTGGCCCAGCTCGCGTCCGCGTTTGATCGCCTCGCGATAATCAGCATCCGGCCCGACACATTCACGCAACTTGCCCACGATGTCGGAAGCGAGAAACCACGAATGCCCGGATATGTCGCTCGCCATCGAGTACCACAAATACAATGCCTGTCGATCGATCGATGCAGGATCTTTTCCGAGTGCGATATACAACGAGTCCGCTAGCTTGAATCCAACTCGGGGAAACTGCATCAAGACATACGGATCGGCACGGACGATGTTCGCCGCTTCGTTGCCGAATTCTTTGACGAGTTTCACGCCGAGCGTTCTCGGGAATTTGTGGCCGTTTAAGATTGAGTCTATTTCGATACGAGCGTTTTCGGTTGATTGCTTGTTCTTGAGCAACACTGAGAACGATTCGGCCTGTACGATGTGGATATTGGCGACAACGGATACTTGATGTGGTTCGGTTCGACATATTGTTAAAACGTTCTCTGGTCCAAAGTGTGAAACTAGCTTTTTCGCCTTCGCCGGTCCGATACCGTTCCCGCGTCCGTTCTCGATCAGATACTTAACGAGCCCGTCAGGGTCTTGCGGTACGTGCTCAACGTAGGTTCGATAGTGAAATTGCTTCTCTTGCTTGCCTTGGTACTTGTTGAAATAAGAACTAAACGTACCGAGGAAACGGTATGTGCTTGATGGTGTTAGGTCCGAGCCCTCGCCCTTGACCGTTAACCAAACGTCTGGATCGTCTACGCCATGACGCTTGGCCAATTCTTTCGAATCACCAACAAGACGGATTGAACCGATGGTAACTGCATCCCCGCCAGGGTTTTGGAATCGGAATCGCTCACCTTCGTAACGTCCAATTAGTTCGATTGTTCTTGACATCAGTTTGGACCCTTTGGAAGTTCGGCCCAGTGCGTAACCAGTTCAAGACACTTCGAACCATCAACAAATCGCCATTCGTCCGCGTCCATGTATCCAATCCAAACACCTTGGTCAGACGATGCGGACCAAATCAAAACCGTCAAATCGTCGTCAGGCAATTGCTCAAGAGTGTCAATCCATTTAATCGTTTCTTGGAACGGCATGATATGATCCAAGCCAAAAGAAAACTCCCGCCGCCGCGTGGCTGGCATCGACGGCGAGAGCCACCGCGAAACTGATCGCGTGTGGATTCAAAAAACTCCGAAACGCTTACAGATCGTCTAGATCGAGAGCTTTCGCCGGTTCCTTCTTGGCTGCCGGTTGTTTCGGTGCGACTAGCTTTTCGAAGTAATCGGACGTATGCCGGTTTGCCGCTGCGATCGTCGCGATCTTGGCTCGCTGAACATCGTCGAATTTCATCTTGGCGCGGGGATCGTCAACGTGGTAAACATTCGACCAAGCCAAATCGAGATATTGTTTGCCGCTGTCGCTCTTTTCGCCAAGTGCCAAGTCAATCACCAACACTGAGCCGAGCGACGACAACGGATCGAAGTCAAACGATGTGCCGAGTTGCATCGGTGTAGCAACGTCGGTTGCAACGAGGAAAGCGAATTGCTTTTGGATCGCGAACTTGCCGCCATCCTTTGCCGTTAACTTGGGACCGTAGAGAGTCAACGTGAACTTCTTGCCATTGTTGGACCCGCCACCGATCACTTCGCATTCAGCAGAAAATCCGTCGATTGGAGAAACTCCCTCCTTCGTTGGTCTCCCGCCGTCGTGAGCGTCGACAACCAACATTACGTGCTTGCCAGCGTTCGCCGCTGTGTGTTCTAAGTAAGTCGATTCGCTGCCAATCGATTCCGGTGCCGTCATTCGTGCCATGTGTAAATTTCCTATTCTTCGAAATTGGTGATTCTAAAACCTCCCCAGCTACGTCGCTGGGGAGGAAACAAACAGCCCAACTAACGTTGGATCAACTAAAATGGGGTGTAGCCGGACAACGAAGCATCGAGCCACATGGAAACGTTCTTCGCGCCGAGTGCTTTGATCAGCAATTCAGCCTCGGAAATCGAGAGTTGCGAAAGTCGCTCCATTTCAGACGCGACTAGCTTCGCCTTGATCTTCGCAGCAATCTGCGTATCGCCAGCGTTCTTGATCTCAGCCATGAGAGATTTGATTTCGTCGACTTGAGTCGGCAGACATGGGTAATTTGTCGGTGATGACAATTCGCCAGCAATATCCGATTGCAATTCGCTTGTTGTAACAGTCTCCGGCGCAACCTTTGATTCCGCGATCCGTCGTTTGGCATCATCCTTGGCAGGGTTCGAAACCGTCACGACACTATCAGCATCGACGTAATCGAATTCCTCTTCGGTGTACGTGCCGTAATTGACCTCTGGACAAATAACACGGATCGAAGCGCTGACCAACCGAGCGATCAGCATCGTTTGCCGAGATCGTGGAGTTGCGTATTTCGGTTTGAGAGGAACTGGCTTTCCCTCTTCGAGAGCCTTGATCACCTCAGATTCCTTGCCGAGATACGGGATTGGCTCGCGTTGCAATTCCTGCCAGGTGAGTGACATTCGATTTACGTTGTCATTGAACGTGAATTCAACACAAGCAACCTCGGGAGTCGATTCGATAATCTTCGACTTGCCGCCGCGCTCGTGAAACTCGGCGAGCATCGCATCGTATTGCTTAAACGGCTTGCCTTGAACGATCTTGTTTCGACGCTGATACTCAAGCAAAGTCATACCGGTGAGGAAACAATCGGCAACGATGACGCAAGCTTGATCAACGGAATCGCATCCGAACATCTTCGACATTGCGACCCATTTGCCGAGCTTCTCAATCTGGTCAATTCGGTCAGCGAGATCAGAGTAAGAGGGTCTTGGCCGCGTGCTGACGTGAAATGTGCGCGGACCTTCCTCGACGACAGTATTCATAAAATGAAAACTTTCTTGATAAACGGGGGGGGATTTAAGATTTAGAAACTACTTTTTCTCAGCTTCGAGAGCGTCGCTGATGGACTTCGCAATAGCCAATGTGATCTCGCGACGATGAACGCTGAGATCGTTCGGGGCATTGATCCCGAGTCGAACCTTATCGCCGCGAATCTCGACGACACACACTGAAACGTCTGGACCAATATCAATCCATTCGTCTCTTTTCCTACTCAATACAAGCATCCTGAAAATCCTTTCGAGAACAGATTCCACTCAACAACAAAGAGACACGGCAAGTTGAATCAACTTGAAAACTAATGCGATTGAAATCGCGATGGACAGGAAAATCAAACTAACGGCAGTCGCCTTCGCGAAAACATCCTCGGGACGGTCGTTCATAGCAGTAACCTTTCCGCAAATTCAAAAGTGATTTCCAAATCGTTCAGTAGATACTCAATCGCTTCTTGCCTGTCGTCAGCGAGCCCGAAAAACAATTCTGCGAAATGCGCACCGCTAACACCATCAGGTTTACCACCGAGACCACACGATTTGCAAATCAAATCCAGTGACCCGCTGGAACGTCCGCCGAATCCCCAACGATCTCGCAAATCCAAAAACGTTTTATCTAAGTACCGTTCGTTCTGGATCAGCGTTTTTGGAATCGGGATACCAAGGATCACGGAACGCTGAGCGATGAATTGAATATCAAATTCACGCGAATTGAATCCGACCATCTGACGATCTGATTTCCGAATCTTTTCGTACCGAGCCCAAAAAGCCCTGAGTATCTGCTCTTCCGTGATTTCCAAATTGCCTTCGATCCCGCCAACGCAATCGATGACTGTCTTTTCATCGGTCTTGTACCCGATCGCTAGGACTTGACCGGTTGTGGCCGATAGTGCAGCTCGCGATTGGATTTCCTGCCAGTGGTTTGCCTCTGCCTGAGTTAAAGTTGATTCGAAATTCGCAACCGCTTTCGAATGTTCGGCGCGAGCCTCGGCAATCTTCGCGATCCCCTTTTCCGATGTCGGCCCGCCGATGTTTCCACACTTGACGGATGCCGGATCGAATTCGCCGGGATGTTTCACCGTCGACCGATCAAACCCTGGCAGGATCGCCTTAAGCTGATCCATCGGCAGCGGTCCAGTTTCAATATCAAAGACTACGAAGGACATTACGCTACATCCTCCGAGATCGAAAAGAACTGAACGCTGCCGCCAATTTGGTCGACCAGAATAGGAGTGTGCAAGACTGCGAAGAAACCGACCAAGAACGATTTCGCTATCTGTACTGTCAACGCTTGTCTGCTTTCGGTCGCATGAACGATACCGGCAGTCACGACAACCGCATGTTCGGTGTCGACCATCAAATACCGTTGACCATTGACTAGTTGGCTATGTGCGACCGGTGCGAGTTTGGATTTATCGATTCTGTTAAACATGCTGGGGGATGTTGATTTGAGGGGGAAGGGTTGGAACTGGTCGACCGATTGACTCGATCGCTTCGTTTGGAATGGACCAGCGTGGACGTTGTTTGCCTTTGCTGGTATTGATCGGTTCTGGTTTGAATTTCCCTTCTGCGATCATTTCGAGGATTGCTCGCTCGCTGGTCTTGAGTCTCACCGCAGCCTCTAGGACGCTGCTGGTATTGGGGGGCTTCATGTCGGTTTCGTTCCTCGCTTCATGCCGTTTGGATTTTCATTACGTTGGTTTGCTTCAACTGTCTGCATTCTTGATTTCGAAGCGTAAGCCCGAGCCGAATCAGTTCCTCCTTGTGTTCAATCGCTGACTGCATGTCGAGAGATTTGCATTTGCGATCCAGTGCCGTAGCGCACGCGATGCAATTTCCATTTCTCGTTGCTGGTCGGTTGCAATCGACTGTCTCGGTGGAGCCGGGAGCGATCAGGAATTTGTTCAGGCAAAGCCCTTTAGCAAATCGCTGTTCAACTCTGGTCTGATCTCTTGGCTTGCGATCCTTTCGTGTGAATACAAAAACGGTTTGTTGCTGTGACATTTCTGGAGCCTCGCGAGTGTTTGGATTGGCATCCTAAAAACTGCGTCGTGCGTTCCTTCCGTGTCCGTAACCAGGACGGCAGGATGATAACGCCTAAGCAGGAGCATTGCAAGTAAACAGCTACTTTGCTGCTACTTTATTGCAACAAAACAGTAACGCAACTGCTTACTAGCAAAAGACTTGTTGATTGAAAAAAATATTTTTGTTAGGATGTTTTTATGTCCAATCCAAAACACCCAATCGATATTTCAGTCAACGGAATTCGCGATTTCGCTACCGCGTTGGAATCGCACGCCCGGTTGTTTCGAGATATTGCCGAAACGATGGAAAAACACGGAATTAGTGAACTGAAAACCGTGTATTTTTATCCGTCTGGCGACGAAGGATTGACAAAGCTGATGAGTTTCGTGAATGGGCTGAATACCGCGTTTGGCATTCAGTTAACGAGGCGAGAACCTGCTTTCCAGGCGGTTCACGAGGCTAAGGCAAATTACCAAAAAGCCTCAAAAACCGCTGATAAAGTTCACGAAAAGGCAGAAACGGTGCTAAAAGCCGTTAGAAAGAAGAAATCCAGCTAACTGGCACTGGTCGATCACTTGGCCAACAAACCAACACGGAATGATGCTCGCGATGATCCCAACGAACCCAAGTAAGGCGAGCAACATAGGTACGAAGATTTTTTTGAATCAACTGGGGCCCTGGCAGCTCCGGCGCAAACAAATAAACGTCCCATCTGGGTGAGACTTGACCAATCTTACGAACCGAAACCTTGGGCGAAAACTCACGAATCGATTTCGCAAGTATGTTGGCCGCGTTGAAATCCTCCAAAAACTGTTCCTGAACATGACCTTCTGAATTCACAAATCTGACTTGATACACAGTGGCACCTCGGCGTGTTAATGAAATGAGCTTTCCCCCGCTCTTGCAAAATTTCCTTTTGAGCAGTTTGAAACGCTCGATGACACGTCAGGTCAAGCAACCCCCATACCACTTGCCAAACCGTCGCAATCCCTGCATTTTCAGGCGAATTGCTCAACAGGATTTTGTAGATTTTTCAAAACAAGATAGGTGGAAAAGATGTTGAGAGTTTTCTGGCTCCTGGTGGTTCTGTTTTTAGTCGGATGCAACACACAAACGACAATCCCCTCCCACCCCAAAGAAGATCAAGAAGAAAAGAAATACAAGGCTGCAGTTCAATCGATTGAGGATTCAGGTAAAGCTAAAACGAAAACGGAAAAAGTTGCTTCGTTCTGGCCGATAGTCCTTGAAAATAGCAAAGACAAAACAGTCACCCACAATGACGGTTCGCCAATTGTATTGACTTGGAAAACAGCTAAAAATCCATATGAATGGTCGATTGCTAAAGGCGAAAGGGATGTTGACCCCAAAAATGTCAAATCGACTTTTCCGATTGAAGTATGGTCGTTTTTGTTTGATGTTCCTTGGGGACCATTGCGAGACATCAAAACGAATTATTTGTCCGAAACAGGAAAAGGAACTACGGAATTTTTGGAATGGGAATGTTTGCATTCGGATACAGAACAAACAAAAACCATAGAGTTTCGATTCAGGCTTTTGCAAACACCCAAGCTCTAACCAATTCCGACACCGCGATCAATCGAGAATCGTCGATCTCTTGCCGGTATACCCCAGCCATGGATTGATCGACGTGGCCCATGATGTGATCAACAGCCACTTGATCCTTGCTCCGGCCCGCGATCGTCTCAAACGTTCTCCTCAAACCGTAGAATCCGCGGCCCGCAATCCAGACTTCTTTCTCCCGGCTGATCCGCTGAAATGCTTTCGCGATCGCACAATCGCACGAATTTGGATCACTCCATGGGTTGCCTTGCCGAGTCACGAATACCAGATTGTTGTTGATCGCTGGCCGCTTGCCCTGCCAGGTTTGTATCGCCGCTATCGTCTCGGGCCAGAGCTTCGCGCGACGATCAACACCGGTTTTGGGCCTCGCGTACTGAATCCATCCTTTCTCAAGATCGATCCAATCAAACTGGAGCTGTGCACAATCGCCATTGCCGTATGCGCAATTGATCCCAAGCAAAATCATCGAACGCAAAACCAAGTGATCAGTGGTAAGCAACTTTTGAAGTTCATCGGCGCCGAACCATTTTTTCCCGCTGTTCGCTCGGGCTCGGCGGATCGCAACTTTCGCCGGTTTCGAGAACTCCGATCCGTAGTGTGGCTCCCGATCCAAGTATCGATTCTTCAAAAGCCAATTCAACATAACTTTGATTCGAGTGATCTGATTGCCAATGCTCACCTGGCCGTTGCCCTTCGAGATCGCCAGGTACAGTTTTCGCCAGTGATCTGGTTTGAGATCGTTTATCGGATGATGCCGGCCGAGACATTTCAAAACGCGTTCTGCAGATGCCTTGTAGTCGTCGTAGGACCGTTGCCCCAGCTCTCCGCGCTTGATCTTTTGCAAACACGAATCGAGAAACAGATTCAAGCCATCGGCGAGCCGTAAGCCAACAACCTCGGAAACCGCTTCAATTTCTATTTTCTCGCGTGGGTTCCGACCTGCTTCCCAATCTGCCTTTTCTCGCAGATACGTCACCAGCGAGCCGTCTGGATCGTCCCACGGTCCAAAGTAACGAGTCTTACCCGCGATCTTCTTTGCCCACTTGCCAGCGATGTGAGGATAGAGCGGAAAATCGGCACATGGTTTCTCGGGTTTTTGGCGTAACATAGGTGTATTTCGGTATCCGTTGCTCTTAGGATCAATAGGAGTATTCAGGAGTATCGCACCAAAATAGCATCTAAACCCCTAAAGACAAGCGTTTACCCTGCATACTGTTAATCCGTGTGTCGGTGGTTCGAGCCCACCCGGGGGAGCTGAAAAACAATAGCAGTGAAAGCCAATACGGCTACTTTACTGCTAGACAACAGCAAGAAAAGGCGTAATACTCCCAGGAGTAACGCCCGTTGGGAAACAATTTCTACGGAAAAAGAAAAATCTATCGCTGTCTCACTCTGAGACGGATGTTGTCTCATTCTGAGACAGATACTTACCCCCCCTTTTAGCAAACCGTGCACAAAAAAAGGCGGCGATGAAACTGGCTACGCCCGAGTGTACCCCCGCCGGGAGAACCTACCTCTTGGGGGGGGGTGTAGTCAGTCGGATATCACCCCATGGAGAGGGGTACGCTAGATCCTGAGCATCCATGCCGCTGTGATCGCTCCGAATGCTGAGGATACCGACACCTCGGAAGCACTTGGGGAGGTTGTTATCGGAATAGAATCGACGAGCGTTGGCGTTGTCGAGTCAATGCGAAATGGATCATCTTCGAACATCTTGGTTTCGAATCTTAGGTACTGGCCGGCAAGCAGACTCACTGAAAAGTATATTGGGTCAGGTATGATCTTCTCACCAATAGAACGTATAACGCGATCCGCTGGATTAGTGCTAAGCGAATGGTCCAGACGTTGAGCAAATCCGCTGGCAAAACCTGATTCAACATAACTTGCTGTTGCGTAATCCTTTGGCTGGGTGAATGGATTACCCCAACGGCCAAAAGGCATCACAAGAGTAGGAATCGTTGTTGTCCATGTGAACGTGGTTTCGTTCGTAGACAAGTTGTACGATGTGGCATAGTACCAGTTGTAAACATCTGGCCATATACACCTCTGTACGTGTCGAGTGCGAAACACGTCTATCGGATCGGTGATTCCGGTACCGCGTTTCGTCACGTCTACCATGACGGTCGGAGATGCGTTGGTTGGTGGCGTAATCGTGAGGCAGACTAGGAATTCTCCAACGGATTCGGAAGCTGGATAGAGATCGAACGGAGCGACTAGCACATCCGCACCGGATCTGCTTTGTTGGGAAAAAAAGCTTAAGTGACCAAGCATCAGAGCCTCCCTATTGCACTTTCAATGCTTCCGGAGTCAAGGATTGAATTTACTGAGTTAGCGAAATTGAATCCAGATGAAGCTGTAAAACGATTCGTCGTTCGCTTTACGGTCACGGTCGTAGTAGTGCGAGTCTGTGTGGTCCCTGAGCCGAAAGTTCCAGCGGTACCGACGGACGTGACCTCGGAACTTATGGCCGTATCTGTTGGTGCAGTTAATCGACTGTTGAAGCTTACGTAGGGACGTGCAGCGGAATTCCACGGTGAGAGTCCCACCGCTGTTCGAAAAGGATTGAACTGTAGACCTGTTGCCGCCATGTGGCCGATAATGAATGTCGGTACTGTTGCAGAGAATTCGAAAACCGACCAACCCCAAGCGCTCGGTGTCACCCGTCGCCGGTAATGAGTTAGACCACGTTTAGATGATTGCATCGAAACTTGTCTCCAGAATGAACCGCTTGCCGGAGTCGATACCTGTAATGACTAGACTCGCAATATCCGTCCCGTTGAATACTCCTGATGCAACAGAAAATTCCCAGAGCTGCTCACCCTCAAACGGGATCGTCATCACTGACGAGCCAATGTCGGTACTGTTCTTTCTAAGTGTTGCCGTGACCGTGCCAGCGATCGTGGGCAGCGAAGCAACTAACCTAACTCGCGAAATGTAATCAACGCCAGCGGGTGGGGCCTGGAATGTAAACGTGGCTTCCCCTGCAGCAACTGTACTCGAAACCTGCCAACGAGGGAAATTGCGTTGAGGACCAGACATCAGACTCCGCGTTACTCCAGAACTAGACGTTACCGATGCAGATTTAAAAATATTTGAATCGCGATTTTCTTCGTTCATCGATGGCAATCGGATCACGGCAAGCATCCATCGTAGTTGCGTTGCATCGGCAATCGTCAGAGCGAGACTACTGTCCTCGTCGGCATCCAATTCACACATCCACGATTGGGATACGTGTTGGAATGGCATGTAGTTTCGAGTCTGTACGCTGGACGAATTCACGTTCCAATAGTTTCCGGCACCGTTCGGAGCGTAATCGACATACATGAGTTGATCATACCTAAGTGCTTTCCACTCGTTTGAGTTGCGAGCGATTGCAGCTGCGGTTGGAGTTGTGACGGCGACAGATAGCGGTTGACGACGTGTGTCCGTCGAGAATATCCCAATGAAACGGCCCGGTGTTATGGCAGTGAATCCAATCCCGTCCGTGAATTCGATCTCAGCCAGGTCAGGACGGCCACTAATGACTCGTATCTCACCGGCATCGTATGACCGATTGAGAATTGCGATTGGAAGTGGTGAACCGATCATGAATTCAGTCTCGGAGTGAAAATCATAGGATCGATCTCGCCTCGGCTAGTGACGATCGCCATGGACGGTTTGCCTGGGCTTGCTGGCGTACCAATCGGAAATTGCATTCCGACCTCGGTGATCACGCAATTGCAAATCGCCTCGTGCGGGTTTGTATCTTCTCCACTCGGATTCAGCTTTCTTATCAACTGACCAGGCCAGAGTCTCGCCGTAGAACGTCGCGATGTAACTCTCGCGATGTTTCGAGCCGTCGAATACCACTTGTGCAATTGTTTCGCGAGCTCAAGCATACGCGGCCTGTCATCTCGGACGAAAAATCTTTCACCGCGACGTTTGAAACTCGCATCTCCAGCGACCCCCAGAACTGTTCCTTCCAAAATTTCAATCAATTGGTTGGCATCACCGTAATCGAAAACCCGGCGCAAAACACCATCGACAGATGGGGCCGTCTCTGGCCAATGCTGTGACACCTGGCGATCATCCTCTAGTGCGAGCGTGACCAACAACGAGCTTTGCGGAAGAAACGGCGTGATTCCAATATTAGTTAGGCCGAAAATCAATTGCGTTGCACCGACAACATTGAGAGCCACTCCTAAACCAGAATCACTTTTAAGCGGGTTGGCGTCTAGTGAGTAATCAGGGTCATTTATATCGTAAAGTACATCCCTCTTGGCTGGGTTCGTCCATTCCTTGGGTGCCCCGGTCATAGCACCGCCAGACCAATTTGGTCCGTGTGCTTTGCCCCATACCTCAAGATCTCGAAAAGCTTTTGACGAATTGCGATGCTCTGAAGCTGTGGCATCGGTACCGGTCGAGTAATCTATGCCCTCTTTGAGTGGAAGATTTGGCAGGACTTTGACGCGATAAAAGTACGGCAGATACCTCGAATTGTCACCGGGGTAAACTGCGTTGATGTCTGGATCGTCGTTCCGGAAAATGTCCTGAAAAGTAGCGGACGCGAAAACGTCTCCGATCTGCACCTTAAAATTCCATCGCTTTCCGACTATGAAATTTCGATATAGATTTTTGTAACGGCCCTGGTTCAGAGCATCGTTTATTCGGTATTGATCGCGAAGCGTTGCACCGACACCACCGGAGAATTCAGCGTTGAATTCGGCTTCACCGGTTCCATCCAAAATCAGATTCGTGTTTGTTACCCCGCCGCCGTTATCGATTCTCAGCGTACATACTACGATCCGTTTTGCACCTCGAACCACTACCTGGTTCGCGAGTGATGATTCATTGCGTTGGACTGTGTAACTCGTCGCAGGATCTCCGGCAACATGCACGTCGAGATACTTAGGATTGGCTGTAATCGTCTTTCCGGTCGCAACCGTTAGATTCGATTCGAGCAAAGTGTATGGCTCTATCACCAGTCGATTGGTCGCATCATCCACCCAAGTCCAATAGCCGAGGGATTGCCGCTGAGACATGAGATCGTCTAGTGCGCCCTTAAGCGTTTTGCCCTCACAATCTAGTTCAGGTTGTCCCCAATTCGGCAACGCTCGCGAGTCTGATGCAATCGAAGTGTCTTCGTAGAGCCAAATGGGGATTCGCTCTTTATTGAGCTCGTCGCGTGGTCCATGGTAAGCGATCAAATACTTAACGATGTCCCGCGGAGTCCAGAACTCCCCGGTGCGAACGTCCATGGTTAGCAAATCCGGCCAAAACAAAAGGTATGTTTGCCGGGCGATGTCCGGAGGTGTTGACGGATAGACCGGGGCAGTTCCTGGCGCGAACGACGACACATCATAGAGTGCTGTAGATCTGTTTTTGATCTGCCGCTGGTGGCCTGGCTCGTCAGCTAGATTGCTTTTTGGATTAAATGCCGGGGCAGACATGCCAACACGACGCTCAACGAATCCAGTCAATTGATCCGCCGGCTGCGATTCGTAAAAACAATTGAATATCTGCGAACGATCGAGAGCGGCGATCATCCCGACACACGAAAACGTTAGAGTACCAACCACATCGAGTACGGGCCCGCCGCCTGTTGATCTCGAAACAAATCCCGCTGGTTCGTCGGCTGTATCGTCCACGAATCCATGCCATTTACGTACACCGTCTGCGCAAGTGACTGTGATTCTAACATACCAGCCACCCAATGCGACCTTACTGCGGACGTTGATTGTTGAGCCATCGCGTTCAAGTGTTTGGCCGTAGCGATATATCAACGTTGCCGTTGGCAGAGTTGGAGCCGCTGCCCAAGTGATCGATGTGCAAACAAGCTGATCGTTTTGTGTCCAATTATCGCCCCAGCGTTGCCGAACATGGACGACATCGCTGGCATCAAAACCAATCGAGTTACCAAATACAAACGTATTTGAAACTGGTTGTGGATTGTCATCTGTTACACCAAGTGAAGGCATGATTTACACGTTGACTGCTAATAATTGCCATTCGGCACGAAGGACGAAACCAGGTGAAGCGACACCGCGAGCACCCTGCCAGGATGGTACTGGTTGAATCTCGGTTCTAACTCCAAGAACGACGAAACGAATTGTTGTCGCTGTAAAGTCGACCGTCCCGCGAATGATGTTGCGAGGCGTGAGCGATGGTTCCGAAGCGTAAGTGATCGCGAGAGCTTGAGCGTTTGCGTAACTCGTTTCGACGTACATCGATTCCAACGAAAACGGTTTGCCTCGATTCCCAGTTGCGAACACAACTGAGCCATCCTGGCCAATGCGTGATTCAGAGTCGAACATAGGCGAAGGTACGACTATGTTTCCTTTGAGATCGTCGAACGATCGAGATCCAATCTGGTAGGCCATTATTGATTGGCTCCTTGCTGAGCCTGGGCGCGAATTGCGTTTGGATTCGGTCCGTCAGTCAATCGAGAGTTCAAAATCTCTTTGGTTTCAGTCAGTACGGCAGTCTGCCGATCAATAGAATCTTTGCTGACTCCGTTGGCTTTACTGATCGCAACCAGTTCTTGCATTGCCGTGACCAGGAGACGGAATTCATCTGCCATACCTCCACCTTGTTGCTGAAGATATTGAGATCTCGCATCCAGTGAACGCATTGAATATTCAGCGTTTCCGCCAACGTCTCGCATCGATCGAGAGAAACTATCTATTAATGGAACTTCCTGATTGCTTGCCGATGTAACCAAGTCAACGTTGGTTCCCTTCAATGCTTTTCTTTCGATGTCAACAATCTGTTCTTTGGCCGCGAGCCCAACATTTTTCATTTTGTTGATCTCGACTTGTGTATCTACTTTCTCACCACCCAGAGCAAGTTTTTGCTGCGGAGTGATCTCCATCGTCTTTAATGATTCATCGAATTTCTTCGTGTCTGTCGTAACGTTTTGAAGTGCTTCGTTCAGTCCTTTCATATGGATCGAATTGGGGTCAAAGAACCCTTGAGCGATCGACTTAAAAGCCGCCTCACCTTTCAAATTCGCTTCGGCTGTTCTCAATAGCTCTGGACTCTGTTGAATCGCAGCCATTCGACCGCGAAGCGTTCCAGGATCGTTTGCGGATAGATTTTGCTGCAATTGCAATCGTCTCAGTTCTTCGGTTTCCTTGTCTCCGATCCCCGATGATTTCTGAGCTCGAACCAATGACGCTTTTGCCTCGGCCAAATCCAGACGAACATCCTGAGCCGTTAGCCCCATATCGTTTGGATTAAGCCGTTTTACCAAAACTTCTTTCTGTTGAATGTTCAGCATCGCACGATCAATTGCAACTTGCTCTTCGGCTGTGATCGATTGCTCTTTCAGCAACTCAGCAACTCGATCATCCCTTTTTGCTCGATCATCCCTGGTTGGATTAAACGTCTCGCGAAGCAACTCGATCATCTGAATCGTTGCCGTTGCTGCCGATTCTCCTTTCTTATCGACCTTCGAAAATACTGCAAACAATGCGGCTGTATCTTTTGCGGCCTCAACTGGTGCTTGATTGGGGCTCGCATCGACACCAGCATAGATCGCACGGCTAGCACCCCCAGCCAGTTTGGGTAGCTCTTCTGGTCGAGCAACAGCGCCAGCAGTCAAAAGCAACGACATCGCTTCTTTACCACCAATCTGTGCCGCCTTCATGATGTCGGCCGTCGATGTTGCTGTACTCTGCAAATCGTCTTTTTTGAATCGAGTCAACTGTGCTGATACTTCGACGGCGCTACGTGCTTTATCCTCACCAACAATCGATGCACTCGAACCTAACGCGGTTGTAATCTTTGAGAGATCGCTAAAGGAAGTAGCCTTTGCGATTTCTGGAACCGTCTTGAGAAGAGCATCAGAAATTGCCTGCTCTTTATTGCCCGCAAGGTTCTTCGCTGCCTCTTGTTGAGCCGCCGCCAAATCTTTTGCAAGCTGCAATGTTTCTTTCTGTTTGTCAGCCAATCCCTGTTGAGCAACAGTTGCAAGATTGATGGCCGTACTCACGGAAGCATAACCAGCGACTACACCAGAGATCTTACTAACCACAGAATCGAACGAATCATTCGCGTCCTTCTTGCTCTTTTTAAACGAGTCAACGACCTTTGCATTTTGGTCAATAACTTTTTGCATTGACCGAAGCAATTTCGCTTCGTCACCGGTCAGCTCAACAACAACTCCAGCCATTTAGTCACCCGCAAAGAATCGTAGATCAGCAATGGTTGGAAGATAGTTAGACTCGATCCCGTTGAGAGCCTTTCGACTCCAAATAATGTATTCCCAGTACCTCAATCCGTTTTTTTTTGAATTTGTTCGAACCCTGGATCGTCTTTCACCAGTTTCATGATCTCGAAACAACTTGAATCTATCAGCGTTTTTAGAAATGCAATTTCGAATTTGCTCACCCGATAGTTAGCACCAAAAACAACGTCACAAACGTCATCAAGATTAGGCATAGGAATCAGAAACGTTTCTCCTGTTGCCGACTCCATTGCTTCTAACGAATCATCAACAAACTTATTCGCAAGACTCCAAAGCTTCTCATGCTTCGGCAGAACGCCACCATAGACCCAATCACCGGTTTCATTCACCGACAAGAATCGAGGCAATGCACACTGAACAACTGGATTCCCCGAGCCATCAACCCAACGGCGAGCAATCGGAATCTGCCAGGTATTGCCGGACCAGTCCTGCCAGGGGTGTGACTGAATGCTGCTCGATCGACGCAAGCACTCTGGATTGAACACCGATTCCGTATCGCGAGCGATCGCGAAATTGCCAAAGTTTTGAATCTGTTGACGGTCCGGATAGTATCCGATTCGTGGCTCGCCAATCGTTTCGGTTGATCCGAGCGCGTAGCCGAAACCAAACGGCCCGCCGATGACCTGCCGACATACCAAAGCACTTGGCTTTTCGCAAATGTGAGCCAACCCAATCGACGCGAGATCACCGAACGAAACATCTTTTTGGACAAAGTAGGAGAGCACTATTCAGCCTGAGACTTTCCCTTGGCTGGCTTTTTCTTCGTCTCAACCGGTTTTTCTTTTGATCCGTCCAGAATCGAGGCAATTGCTTCAATATCGCCAGCGTCGTAAGCCTCGACAATCTTTGCCCGATCCTGAGCGCTCACATCCTCAAGCATCTTGTCGCAGTGCAATAGGCCATGCCCGTACACACGCGAAAGAACGTCCGATGCCGTCAATCCGTCGTCAAATGCTGCTGTCATATTACAAAGCCGATGCCGTGCTAAAGATCAAAGGAACGTTTGTACCGTCGAATCGCGTAGTGATCTTGTACGCAATCTCACCGCGTTTGTTGCCACTCGCCGAGAACGCTTTATCAATCGTCAGCAGTCCATTTGTTGTGATAACGATATGTTCCGCAGTCGCGTCAGCAACGAACGGAGTAGCCCCGGTAGCTCGCTTACGAAGCTTGATCGTCGTGTTTGCGTGAGTACCAACCAGGCCAGCCAGCGGAACGCCACCGCTTGCCAGGAATTGACCAGGCCGAAGCGTCTTTAGCGAAATCATCGGCTGAATCTTGGAAAGCAGTAAATGCGTATCGTAGATATCCGAATCACAACCGAACGAGTCCAGAGTTAGACCAAAATCAATATCAAGTGACTGAACACACGGAATCGAAACACCTCCAAACGTCACCGAGTGCAATGTATGCCGCTGCGGATCGGCTGGAGTGCCAGGCAAAGCCAGATTCGAGGCCGACGGAATGAATGGCAAGTTTGTGCCGTCGAATATCGCCGCTGCCTCCATGTCGATCTGTGCATCTTCCTGATGACTGCAAGAAATCTTGCGAATCATCAAGCGACCTTCTGGCATCATAATTTTCTTGTGAAACGATCCTGATTTGACAACACCGTTTTCGATCAACGCTTGCCACATTTCAACACCCGGGTTTGTGGCCCCCTTGATCGTCAATCCGATCAGACCGCAAGCGTCAATGAGCTTCTTGAGATCGCGAGACGAAAACATCAGCTTCGGCTTGACGCTTTTGATCGTCGTGTTGAGAGCGTATGGGCTACCGGCTACCTCTTCCGAATTGATCTCGGTGCCAACATCCGCGTCCATCTGAGTGATGCCACCGACGAGAACTGCCGTTGCCCCGTCTGGATGAATCTTAACGCTGTGACCGGTATAAATCGTCATCGACAGAATCCTAAATTTCTTGACACGAAATGATCAGTGCAAGAATGAATTGGAATTCATCAGAGAATCATGTCCGAGTTAGAACCGAGTTAGGAATTGAAGTTCACGTAAGAGCGTGCGTTGTTGTTGAAAACCCAATTAGAATTGATCTCCGAATTGATCTGTTTTGCAATCAAGTCGGCTTCATCAGGTAGCACCTTTCGGAACTCTAAATTGAGATTCATTGTCGGATTCGAAAACGGATTTTTATAATTGAACTTCTTTGCGCCGGGGTAAGAAACTTTACCACCGTTCGATGTGCTCGATATGCTCGCTGTTCGCACCGCGGCCCGCGTCTCTCCTGTAAATTCAAGCGGTCGAGTATGGCCAAACTTCTTGAGTTTCCTGCCAGTGTAAGACCGGAAGAAATTTTTTGTTCCTGCGCCAGATGCCTCGCCCTTTCGAAGTGTGTACCCAGCTTTCATCGCGTGCTCTTTGGTGAATCGCTTGTCTCGCAAATTCAGATGGAAGAATTTTCCAGCGTTATACCAAGACGTTTTCAACGAGGCCCGAATCTCTTTCTTGTCGCCAGTTCGAGTGAGTGCAACGAACTGAGTGATCCGGATCACGCCAATCATTTCGTGCCCCAGTCGATTCGGAAATAAGCCCGCTGTGCCGAGCCCTTCGAAACCTCTTCTTCTGGCTGCACTCGGTAGATTCCTTCACCGTTGATCTCTTGGATCGCAATCGAATCCGCTGCGTCGAGCTGATCGATCAACCCTGGATGGGACGGATTCCCCGAATACAAAAACGATTCAAGCTTCGTCGCAAAATTGCGGTCAATCTCCGCTTCGGTTGCCCCTACCGTGTTTTGTTCGATCATCACCATAATCGATCCGCTCGGGCTAAACGAAGATCCACCACCCATTGCGTCGCGCTGAATTCGGATCGGTGATTGACTGTTCACACCGACCAACACGAAAGGCCTCAACGCTTCAAGCTCTTCGAGCGTGTGGAGCGTTCCAACTGCCGGGCCGGGAATCGCATCGAGATAAACGCGGGCCAACAACTGAGCCTCGCTGAATGAATTTCCGGACCACAATTGCAACGCGGTACATCGCGAGATCATGCGTCGCAAGCAATCTTGGGTATCGAGAATCAGACCCATAGTTACATTTTCCCCCGACGATTCGAACGAGATACTTCGCCGGTGTTGACTCGCTTCAATTCGCAAACCCAAAAATCCGCTTTCCGTTCGAAGCTTCGGATCTGATATTTGACCGATCCAACGCGGCATTCTGCGTGCATCAGAACGGTTGCCCTGCCAGTGGTATTGTTCGCTGGGAATTTCACTTCGCGCAAAGTCATTTCTTCGAACCCGTGTTCGGTCTCGACTTTTGTTTTTCGCTCTTTATGGATGATCGCGAAGAATGTCGAAGTCGATCCGTTGTCGTTGACATAGACGAACGATTTTCCAGCCTGATCCAACTGCAAATGAAACGAATAATCGATTGAGTCTTCCGAATCGTAGTCACTTGGACCGCCGCCGCCCGAGCATCCAAAGAACTCGCAAAACGTTAAGACGACGGCCATGCTACGGAACCCTCGTGACGGTCACATCGAGCGTATTCGTTGGGCTCGCCCATCTTTGAGCGTCTCCAAACTTTGGAACAGAGAAGTCAGCCTTAAATAGCCAATCGTCAAAGCTTGCTGGTTGCGATGCACCCGAGAAAACGAGCCAAGTTTCTCCATCCAGGGTTGTGTTGACCGATCCGCTGAAATACCCGCTTGATCCGGTGAGAGCTACGCGCTTCGTCAGCCAGTTCGCGAGCGATGGCGCTTGCGACAGTGGAAACGCGTAGAAGGGACCGGATTGGCTTGATGTGATTTCGACTAGCTTCATGATTTGCTCAATGATTGGAATGAATCGTTAGCGGTCCGATTTTGCCAAAAGGTGTCCGACTAATAAGCCGAAACCAAACACCAGATGACCGCAACTAGCCCGACTAGGACTAGAGCGGCTCCGACGAGGAAGTTGCGAATGTCTTTACCGATTGCGTCAAACACTAAATAATCCCCTGCGTAGTCCAGTCCGCTGCAATCGCTGTTGCTGCCAATGCCGAGCCTGTTACGTTCGGATGTAGGTTGTCGTCTGAGTTTGGTGAGGCTACAAACGTCTGACCTGTTGCCCCTAAATTAGTCACAAACATATTCGATCTACCCGAAACAGCCGCTGCAATTTGAGTCGCGTACCGCAAAGCAAACGGCACAATCACCACTACTTTTGCAGTCGGAGCTGCGGTTCGCATCGCGGTCAGAATCGTATTCAGATTCGATTCGAAAGTCGCAGTCGCTACCGGTCCACCGAGAGCATGATCGTTCGTCCCGATATTTATTGCAATGATGTCTGGTTGCGGTGTTAGTGATCCAGTCGTTAGCCTTGATTGACCTTGAAAATGCAAGTTCCAGCTATCGACCAATCTTGGGGCCGGTGTATCGGCACCGTACTCGTATTCGATACCCAAGTAGCCAAAAGCAATCTGTGAATATTCTGCGTTAATCGCGTCAGCTAGTTTCGCTGCATAGCCTTGATGAGCCAATCCTGGTACGGCTTGCTCTGTAATCGAATCTCCGAAAATAGTTAACGACAAAGGACGCGGCGTTGTCGCTGAGATCGAAGCCGATGCGTCAATCTTAATGCCGGTGACGACTAGCCGATGCGCACTAGAAGTCGTCCAACGATCTTCGGCGTATGCTGTCCCCGTGTCGATTCGGCTTAGTGTTGAGTATTGGACTTTGATTTCCTTTAATGATCGCCCAAGCGACTCACTCAAGATCAGTTCGGTTACACCAGAAGTACCGTAGGGAACTGGGTAGCTTGCTTGCTCAACACCATCCACCGACCAGTTAAGTTCAAGTGGTCTTTGGTACACTGTCGTGCTTGGGCATACAACAACGATTTTGTTGCTAGTTGTCTTGAACTTAAAATAAGCACCCGAATTGTGAGTGATCTTTGCAGAACCGGAGTCATACCAATTGTTCGGACTCCAGTAGATTGCCGCATTTGAGTACGCAATCGTTTGCGAGGACCAAGCCGGACTTGATGCGTTGAAAACTTTTACCGAGTCTATGCCACCCGTCGACTGCAAACCGATAAAGTCAGCAAATGATCGTCCCAAGAATGACGGACCCCGATTGTATTCCAATATCTTCTGACGGAATCCCAACTTTGTATCGAAAACTCGGACAGTCGAATCGTCGGAAGCACTCGTATTAAGTGACTCAAGTTCAATTTCGAGTACCGAATCGGCCTGAAAGTTGCAATCTTTTGCAGCGTTATAGAACGTGTTTGAATCGTAAGCAAAACCCATATCTAATCCAAGGAACGTGCTACTCCCATTATTGCGTCGGTACGTGTGGCCCGCTGCTCTTGAAGCTGCAGATACCGTCGAGTTATACGCATTCAGGATGCGGAAATCTGCTGCTGTTGTTGCGAGCTTAACCACGGTTCGAACAACACTCGTTGCAGTCAGATTCGTGATCGGGATCTTGATCGTCTTTTCCCAATCGAACGTAGCTTGGCTGTACGATCCGTTCCACACTTGCGTATCGGAAACTACAGCAACCCAATTACCTTGAGCGTCCATTGAGTCGCTTAGCAGTAGCGTAGTGTCTCGCGATTTCCCGGCTGTTGTTTGAAAAAACATATTAGACAGTTCCTCCCGCAACAACCCATTCATTCAACGCAACACGTTTCAGAGTAACGGCACTATACCGAACATCAGCAACCAGTGTACGAGGTGACTGGAGAGTGACACTAGCACCAGCAACAATCGTTAGTGATCCAGTTCCAGCACGTTCAACCACGATTTCCGTATCGGCTACCCAAGCAACAGATGCTTGGGGGGGGACCGTGACGGAAGTTGCTGAGGCCGAAGTGCAACGAATGTATTTTTGTGCATCGGTGAGCAATAGGGTTCTGGCAGTCGTGGCTTCGGTGACGAGTGCGAAAGGACCAACGTCTCCAACGTAGAGAACATTTCCATCGCTTACCGCAGCGTCGAGTTGGGCTTTAGTAAACGATCCAAGTACCGCAGCGTTTCCAACACTTGTTACGTGGCCGGTAAGGTTAGCATTCGTCGTTACGTTGCTCGCCGTGCCCGTCAAAGCACCAACAAAAGTGGTGCAAGCAAGCGAAGCGGTCGATGCGTTAAAAGTTAATGCAGCGTTTGTTTTTGGTCCAAGGTCGCCCGTCGCTGCTGTCACAAAAGCGAGAAAGCATGTAGTGTCTGATGCTTCGTTTGCAACCGTAATCGCTGTCGGAATGCCTCCACCACCGGAAGGTGTTGCCCATGCGGCTAACGTAGTCGAAGACGCTGTAAGAACCTGCCCCGCTGTGGGTGCAGTTGCTGCCGATAAAACCACGGTTGTCGTTGCTGTTTTAATGCCTAGTGCTGCGGTAGCTTCGCCTGCTGTCAGCCCCGCAGCATTACCCGTCAGGTTCGTAGCGACCCCAGACGATGGAGTCCCCAAGTTTGGGGAGACAAGAGTATCGCTGTTAACGATAGCCATTGAATCAATCAGGTCCGCAAACTGAACCTCAGTTGGTACGTCGCCTGTCTGGAAAAACGCTTTTAGTTGTGCTCGTGTTGACATTTTTACCCTACAACGAAAGTTGAGCCAATTGAAAAAGAACCGATACCGCTGCCACTGCTTGCCGATCCAATAATAAATGTAGAACCTATAGCCATACCACCAATACCGAGACTCGAACCCATCGAAAATCTAAGGTAACTTCCGTCGTTCCAGGGAGTGCCGGGAATGCCGGGGTCAGTTGTCTGTGCGAAAATACCAGCCCATGTGATTGCGGCTTGCATGTCCGACGCTTGCAATGGTTTTTTGTCAGCTAACACACATCACCCCGCAACCAATAAAAAACCTTCGGCCCTATCGTTTCCGATTGAACCGAAGGCCCCGTTCCTCGTCGATCCTACCTACACACAACCCTAAAGTTGTTTCCTACAAATTATTCAATTGCACCAATGCAGTTAGCTGGCCAGATGTCTTTGCATTGACGAGCTTTCCGACCAGGATGATGTCTGTTCCTGATGCTGCAACGATAGTTCTGTTCACTGTGTCGTAATAAGCGTCCGCATCTTTGGCCATCGTTACGCCCGTTGCACACGGAAACTCAAACGCTCCAACGTAAACAGCATTGACTCGCACACCAGCTCCAACGTCTCGCAAGCCATCCGAATAATGGACTGCTTTAGAGCCATCTAACCAAACATCGCCCGGCGTCCAGTTCCGGCTAGAAACCAGAGCCGGGGTTGTTACGACTCTCCGACCAAACTCTTGCCTCTGCAAAACTAAAGGTAGCGCCATTTATCCATTTCCTATCTCAGTGTTCAAAACAATTCGGTGCACACAATTTTAATTTTGCGTTTCTTGCATAGCCACAATAGCCGCAAGAATTCGCTTTGCCCGAGTCGGACCAATCTTTTCGAGATCAACTAAATTCTTTCCAGAAGAAATGAACCCAAAAAGTCCGTCCTTCGTGGTTATTTTGTTTGCCGCCAACGACTCAATAAGCGACTCATCCAAGAAATCAGCAAGATCACTTACCACTTTTGGGTCTTCGACAACTTCGTTTTCTCCTAAGTCTTCTTCCGACTGATCTTCGTTCGCGGAAGATTCTGATTCAGGTTCCAACTCTGGTTCCAATTCTTCTTGTTCGACAGCCACAATTGAAGCTTGACTGAACTGGATCATTGACAATAGCGAAGTTGGCTCGATTGGCTCCGACATCGAAATTGTCGCGACGAGAGAACCAGCAAACACAATTCCATGGCTGAACTGAGAGTCGCTAGTTAACCTTACTTCAAATTTCTTCATGATGACACCCAATCGAAAGAACCAAAAAACAAAATTGCGGGGGATGGATTCGAACCACCGTACTCCAGGTTATGAGCCTGACGAGCTACCACTGCTCTACCCCACAAAAAAACTAGCTACCCGCACCGGTACCGCGTTGCAGACCTTCCCAGCCGACAGCCTTCGTTCCAGCCTCAAGTTCAATCGTAGTGCCGATACCAATCCGACCATCGCCAGGCATCCACTGTTCAACGATAGGACCGCCACCATTCGAACGAAGGAAAGCTTTCAGCAAGCCCCAGCGACCTTGACGATCTGCGATGTAGTAGTCGAGAGCACGAGCCGCAACAGCCAAATCGGTGTCTGGGTTGATCGTTCCAGTTTCAAGTCTTCGCTCGACAACCAAGCTGAACGAATTCTGCAACGGGTTAGCCGTTCCGAGTTCGCCAGTGTTGCCACCTCGAATCTCGGTCGATTGCATCATCTGACGAGCTGCGTATTCGAGAGATGGAGGAATAATCAAAGTCGATGGATCAGCCGAAATCGGTCGACCGTTATTGACCTGGACCATCATCGCAACGCGACGGGCATACAAATTGGCTGCCCCAAACGCAGCACTAACAGCAGAATTCGCGTGAGCCGTCGAGAACAACGCGTTTCCGTCGACCATGTTCGCATTGATCATCAGCGTCGAGTAAACCAAATCCTGAATAATCTCCATTGCCGCCATGCCGATGTCGGCAGGTGCATCGTTGATCTTTCCAAATCGGTCGGCCAACAAATCCTTGCGGTCGACAAAATACTGCTCCGAGTACGTCGCAACCGAAATAAACTCTTCGGTTGCGTCACGAGTCGCCGGAACTGGTACCTGGCCAGACAATCGCTTGCGTAATCGCGAGATCATTCCACCCTTGGCGACAGGTTGTGGATTGTCATTTGGTAGATCAACCGAACGGCACCAACCAGTAGTGTCAGGCGAGCCGATGAACCCATCAAGAATCTGAGCACCCAACGCATTCGTCAAAAACGGCGCAATACTTTGAGTTGTCACAGCACGAGTAACGATTTCTTTCGAATCGTATCGATTGTAAGCGACACCAACAAAATCGAGAGCCATCGCACAAGCTTGAACCAGATGAATGTTTCGATGCTTGTTGGCAAACTCAAGAGCCCGTTCGCCAGTCTCATCCAGCTTTCCGCCACGCTCCAACGTGCGAGCCGTTCGGATCGCAAAAGACATATCTTGCTCGTGCCCATCGTGTCGTTCAAACGTCGCTTGGTGGCACTCGCTTCGTGCGAAGTTGCCACCCTCGATCTTGACGCCAGCACGCATCAAGAACAACGCTTGCAAGTCTTCCTTGCGAACTTCGTTGTCGTGAACATGGATCGCAGGAACTCCGTTTGCTCGAACTGCCTCGGTACGTTCGCTGGTGAGCGAAGTTAAGAATCGTTCGTTCATCGTGTCTTTGTTCCATCCCTCTTTAACAGCCTCGTCGATCAACTCGGAACGAACTCCGCGACCTGCAAAGCTTCGTGCGTACTCCGATCGTTCGCGTTCCTCGCGTTGAGCTTCGGAACGAATCGTTGCTTCATCTTTAATAGGTAGCAAAGGAGTCGCCACCTGTGCAATGAGTTGTTCGCTGCGAACCTGTTCGACAGTCGGAGCGGTCTTTACTTCTGTGGCAACTGCGGACATCTTTGATTCCTGTCGATCGTTATTGCTTAAATCGTTTTCGCGTGTTTGCGATTGAGCAATAATTTCACGATTACTTACTTCGTGTCCGAATTTAGAATCTGACAGAGATCGCATCTTCGCTAATTGGTCTGCGCCAATCGGAGTCGTTGACAGTTCCTTGCCATTCCATTCCGTAACAACTCGTTTCCTCCGAGAGTCAGAAGCCTCGAAAGTACGATTACCAACAACAGCTTTTTCACCCTTGCGGATCTCGACGAAACTGCGTTCGTAAGAATAGCCAATCGAGACATCTTTCAAATGGCCTTGTCGAACACGTTGCCAAATCTTCTCGACATTAGAATCGCCCTCCATAAAGTAAGCTCGACCAATCCATCGCTCGCCATCGCGCTTGATATTGCGAACCGAGCCAATCACAGAATCGGAACTGTAACGCTGATGATTGTCGAGCAACGGAAGCTGACTTGGCATCCGAGCCCCATCAGCCAACAAAACCTCGTCGAAATATTCTTCGCGAGCCCAATCGACCATACGGACTGGGTTCTCTGTGCACATAACGCACTCGATCGACCGCGACGCTTCATCAATCGAACCGAACTCCATCGGTACCGATCGAACAACGAAATCGCTCTCAATCCGCGTCGTCTTCTGGCTTTCCACTGCTTGACTTGTCATTATTCTTTTCCTCGTTTTTTAATTGCTTCAAAGCATTCGCAAGTGCGATCGGATCAGTCGGAATCGGCCCAAGCATCGGAGGCAATCCGTTGGCTTCCAGGATCTCGTTGGCTAGCTTCCACTCCTTGCACAACGTTTCGAAATCAACGTTGCTTTGAGCGCAAGCCCGCTGGGGCGAGATCGTTTTGTTTTCGAGCTCCAGTCGCTGAGCCATGGCTTTTTTGACTGGATCGACGCTTGGAGGTTGAATCCAAATCCATGACCAAGCGGATTCAAGTCGCTGCGGGTCTCGATAGGGCAATGCCCCCCGCAACATGGCCTCGGTCAAAACCAAGTGAACAAACGGATCGATAGAACCAGTTGCCAAGAACACTTGAATGGATTCGTTAGCCCTAGCGTATCCCTGACCGTCATAGTGAGCCGCACTATACGTATGCTTCGACGCATCCCGCTGGATCGCCATAAGAGGCATTCCAATCGGTCGACCAATGTCGCGGATCTTGTCGGCCTTGAATTCGTTGTGAGTTCCCATCGGCTGATTGCTATTGAGCGCGTACGGCTGCCAACCGGTTGGAACCTTAACCCCTGATTGCCTAGCGATCTCGAAATTACTGGGGCTTTCCTCGCTGTCGAGATCATCGCGAGTGTTGTAAAACAATACCGACATCATGGCCGCGATCTTCGCCGCATCGAGTACGGCCGTATCATATTCGTCGAGTTCGGCAAGTGCCTGGAGCGAGCTGGCAAGCCATGGATACCCGCGCCACTGTTGCGTTTCGTGCTTGTAGAAAACGTGTTGGATATCGCGAGCGCGAATTTCCTTCGGCGTGATCTTGTAATTCATGGCCGAAACTTCAATTCCGGATTCTACGATCCAATACCTGGTTGCTCGACCAAGCTTATTCCGCGAAATACCTAGCAATGTGTCATTGTTATTACGAAGATGCGAATACAAACTTTGCACCGGTATCGGATGCAATCGTTGCTTCACAACGGTCTCGCACTCGGAATCAACCACATACTGATTGAGAATAGCGCCAGTGGTCCAAAGAGAACGAACACCCTGCTTGAGATAGTCGGCAAGCGACAATTCTCCCGAACCATCGATCGACTTGAAGACATGCTTCAAAAGCTGCTCCGCTTTTTCGTTCCAACGGTCAGAATCTGTTTTAAATTGAATCTTCGGACCATCCGATCCGATGACATCGTTGGCATGGGAATTGATCGTCCCATCAACGATTGGATTGGCTCGCGATTCGTAAACTGCCCGAGCAATGATCTTGTTAAGATTCATCGCCAGGACGGTATTGATCGATTGCCCGGTTGCCTTGCCCCAATGGGTCAAAGAGGAATCGCTGTCTGTACTCGCTTTCCAGTCCCGTTGGGAGTTACCTCGCGACGGTATAGAGTTGCGATCGACTCGTTTTAGTTGCGGTCGGTTGACGAGCGATTTTGGTTTTGAATTGCCGAAAAGCCATTCGAACATAACGATTCCCTACGTGGTTCGAGTTCGAATAGGGATACAAGCGAAACCGCCACCGGCTTTTGATCCGTTGGTTTTACGCTGCTGTTTTTCGAGACGTTCGTACATATTGAGCATCGCGACAAGCTCGTCATGAACGTACTCCGTCTCGTCCTCCTCGATCTTGATTCGAGGATGCCCCATCATGAGAGTGACGGCAGAACGCATTTTCTTTGCAGCCAAAGCAAAATCATCGACCTCATTGGCCGCTGCTGCTGCTTTGACTGCTGTATCGATATCTTGTGCGAGTGACATAAACAACAAGATGAACCTAAGATCAACCGTGTCCGAATTAGACTTTCTCAATCTCAGGACGCCAGCCGATCCGATCTAATGCGGCTCGTGCGTTGTAAGCGGCATCCAGCCAGTGGTTTGCACCCTTCTTTTCGAACTTAACCTTCTCCCCTTCGCCTGGCACGAACTCAACTTTCCGGTGTTCGTTCGTGATATGCTTCGATAGTCGATCATGTTCACGTTCGGGAGCATGGTAGAGCGTGATCGCCCCTGGCTTTTCCTTCGGTTGCTTGAACGAGTCTTGTAGCCGATCTTTCCAGTGATCCGAATCAGCAAAGATTTGAAACGTTTTCCAACGCTTGTTTCGTACAACGTGCCAATGGTGTCCGATCTCGACGATCCCACCGCCTCGCTTCGGTGGAGCTTGGTACATCCGCTGCATCTGTCCCGATCCGCGGCCAAGTGCCATTTGATACCGTGACCGTCGGCCAGGCCTACCGGCGTGAGAAATCACCGCTTTAAAAATCGCGTCTGGTTCGTAGCCGGTATCGATCCAAGCTTGATCGATCAACCTTGGCTGGGACGATCCTTGCAATGTCCAGCCCACTTCGCACAAATCGAACAACTCGTTGAGCGCGTGAGCAATCGCTTGTTCCCAGTCCATGAACGCCGATGGCACATCAATCATTCCGTAAGCTGGGCAGTGCAATTGGCCATTTGAAAGGCCAGCCAACGCAAAATAATGCAGCGAGTATTTCCCAACGTCGCAACCAAGCGTTAAATGTGTAGTCTTGGGTGGTAACAATCCGCGAGGGTATGCCTCAGCCCGTCGTTTCAAAACGTCTTTTTTGTCGAGGGGTTGCGATTCCAGATTGCCCGATTTGTACGGAATGGCCCATTTGAATTGAGTCAATTCTTTTTGTGAATTTTCATACTCGGTAGTCTCTTTGTCGACCTGATCCGCTCGCCACTCCTCTTTTGCGAGCGTCGATGTTGTGACGAAAAGGTTGTGCCACCCGGAATAGCGAAAAAACAGTCGATTCGTTTTTGGCATCGGTCCAATGATCTCGCCACGCCGATTGACTGTCTGGCCGACGTGGACCAATTTGGAACCGCTTACACTCTCTCGACGTTCGGCCTCATTGATCGCCTCGCCACACAAATAACAAAACCATTTCGCCAACTCGCCAGCCTCAAAAACGTTGATCGCGTCTTGCCAGCCAAGGAGGTGTTCGCGTTCCGGTGCGATCCAATCCCCGCAATGTGGACATTGTGACATGATTTTCGAATCGCTTGAATCCGACTTGGCGGACCATGGTAAATCTTCCTCGACGGTAACGGTACCCTCGACGTAGAGCATTCGTTGGGGCTCGTCGTATGCGGCTTGCCGAGCTCGCATCTGTCGAAGCGGATCAGCTTCTCGGGACGTTTCGGAGACTCGCGAGAATCGAGCCGCCTCGGTGATCCCGACAACGCGAGACGTAAAACCCGCGCGAGCCTGGTCGGAACCGTTTGCCGACATGAATTTGAGCACGCCACCATTTCGAAATGTGATCGTGTCGCGAACGATGCCACCTTGGGAACCTGGCCCAGCCAGGGGTAGTAACCGTTCCCATCGCGTGTTGGCTTTGATCGCCGGTAGTAAATCCATTTGCCATTTGTTGTTGGCCATCCTCATATCTGGAATACCGAGAATGTACGTTTCGCCCAGCTCCAACGTGTGATAGAGCGCCGGGGCAACGAATCCAATGAGAGTTTTGCCTGATTGCGACGGGCCGGTGATAAAGACCTCGTTCCACCGACGCGAATCGATTTCTTCGATCAGTAGTTTAGTAATCGGTTGCGTATCAAATCGGAATGGCTCGCCAACGTTAGGACCGTCCGCAATAACGAAATCGCAAACCCAGTCGACCATCCCGCGCACTGGATTGAGCCTAGCACGTTGCAAACAGCGTTTGAGTTCGAAGACAAGAGAATCAGCAACCATCTAAGCCAATTCCTCTTCGATCTGAGACAACGCATGATTGAGCAAAACTTGAGCATCAGCGCCGAACCGCTTTCCCAATCGCTCCGAGACCGTTCGAAGCTTGTTCGCGAGCCATTCCATTCGGACCCGCAGCGTGTTGCGGTCGATGAATTCGTCTTGCTTGTTCTTGATGTCGATTTCAATCGACTTCGACCGCCGCTCAAGCAGTTCGATTTCGCGTCGCAGTTTCTCGGTTCGAAGCGATCCTTCGGCACCCTGAAGCTCGTTGATCGTTGGCCCCCATTCGGCCAAAATATCGTGGAACTTTTTGAGCACTTGATATAGATCGATTTTCGAACCGTCGATTGCGAGCCCGTACCGAACCGCTTGTTCGTCAACTACTTTTTGTTGCCGACCGGAAAGTTTGCAATATATCCCTTTTGGAAGATTCAAAAGGGCGTCTTCACGGTTTGATTCGGCAACGATCTCGTCGTATTTTTTCACGAGCGAGATTTCAGATTTAGTAAGATCACCCCCCTTCGCTTGCTTTAGCTTCGCGGTTAGAGCTGCTACTGTGTCAACCGTTTTCGTTTTGGCCATTGGCCTAGTCCGTTGTGGCCCCGACGCGAACTGCTCGCAAAACGCCCCTCGCCTCTGATGTCATTGACTTCACATCGCAACTGACTTGAGTCGCAATCATTTCGATGCAATCCAATTCAATCGACTTAACCTCTGCAATAGCTCGAATTGTATTTCCGCTATGAGTGGTCGTATCGTTGATCTTTGTGGTCACTTTGGACAACTCGGCTAGAGTATTCGCGTTCTGTAAATGAATTTCTTTGTCCGCGTCACGCATTTTTTGATCGCTTTGCTTTTGTGGAATGACTATCTTCCAGATCCACAAAATGACCGCGACAATAACCAACACGAGGATAACCATCGCATCGGAACGGTCGGCCAGGATGCTTGAACCAGTGCTTACCGCTGTTGCTGTGTCCATTGAATTCGCTTTGCAAGAGTACAGAAACAAACAGACTACCGGCCAAACAACCGAGGGCGCGAATAAGATCGCGTTACACTACTGGCATTCGTTGGGCAAACTCCACCAGGGCAATTACTTGTTTGCACATTGGATCGCGTTACAGATCTAGCAACGCTGGCCGGTTTTGATTGCGACTCATGTATCGCATCGTGCATACTCAATTGCTGCTCGACGGACATGCCTGAAACGTTTTGTCCGTGTGTCGTTTGCATGTGTGTCGTGATGTCTCCTGGATAAGTCCAGTGACTCGAACGAACAACCGGCCTAGAATAAACGTTCTGAACAACTGTTCCTGTGCTTCCACCGCTAGCCGACTTGACCACTGGCTTGGATTCGTACTTGTTCGCAACTACGTTCCCGGTACTACCTCCCGACTTCACAACCGGGGCAGCAGCCATCGCCTTCAAAGTGTCGCATCGCGTGTTGCAATCAGCTAGCTTGGCTTGCAGATCGTCGATTCGATCGCTCAATCCTTTTTCAACTGTTCGCAAATCCTCGCGAATTGGATCAAGCTTTTCGTCGACAATTCCATTGATTTTATCGAGATCGGAATCACTCAAATCGAAACCAAGTTCAAGGTCAGAACTAACCTTCATAAGCGGATCATCCGAGTTCGCTTTCGTGAGATTCTGAACGACGATCGTTCCTAGAACCAGAATCACGCAAGATAAAAAAAGACTCTTCATTATCTACTCCTCAATCAAAATAGGTTCATCGTTTTGCTCGCTATCTCGCGAACGGTTTCGCCATCGATGCCTAAAGATATGACGCTTGTTTTCTTTGTCGTTCTTTTCTGGATCGATCTTTTCAAATCGATGTTCACGGAAATCCTGCCAGTGTTGTTGCCGTTTCTCTCGTCGTTCATCCATCCGCTTGCGAAACCGCTCGCCAATCCCATGGCAACCATGCTGAAGCAGGACCAAGCAGATGAGACAAACGGCGATCGCAAGCAGATACTTGAACACTATCGACGGCTTTCAATGATGTTGTAAATTTCGCAACAACCGACGATTCGAAAAACAACTATGACGATGACGAAGGTAAAAACCAACGTCTGGACCAAATCAACCATCTTATTAATGCTGTCCGAGCCTTTTGGCTCGTTGGATTCAGGTATATGCACATGCACAATGAAACTCCTATCGATAAAGAACAGTCGCGTACCATCCTCGAACGCCTCGAACAACTCCGATTCCTACTGGAGTGCGTTGCCCCCAATAGCAACAACGACGCTTTGCATCCTCTGCCGAAACGGTCGAGAACCCGACCCCCTCATAACGTCCCGAACCCATCGAACCGCCAACGTGTCGCATCCGGCCCTCTCTGGCTTGTTGTTCCGATTTGGCTTTCGCAATGCAGTTATCACAAGCGAACGCATCAACCGAAACCGACAACGCGAACACCGTCGCCAGCACAATAGAAATAAAACGCATCGAACCAACTCCTCAATCGAGTTTCAAGAAAGTGGATTAGCTGACGACTCCTGAGTAGCGCCAACCAACACCCAGTACATATGGTTTTTTCGACAATGGAAAAACGATTCCATTGTGAACAAGCCAAATCCGCCATCGCCCCACGCCGATCCCTTCGGCCCATAAGCTTCGTCAGCAGTCGGGCCCCATGAATTCTGATCGTCAGGGTGAACAAGATCATTGCCCCCAACCCACCTTCCGGAGTGAGCTAGATTCGCATGATTCCCAACACCTTTTCCATTGTTGACATATCCATTCGACAATCGCATACCTGCATTTACAACATGCCATGCGAACACGATTGGATAATTGCGAGCCAATGCCGACGCAACAGCGATCTTAAACGTCGGATAATCATCTGGCAGGGTGAACGCCTCGAATGACTTGTATTGAGTTCCGATCTTGTTCGCGACATCAAGCCAGCCACTTGGCACTTGCTTTTTCAAATACACATCGCCAGGAATCGTAAACGTCTTGCCCTGAGATTCGATTTTGCGAGGGGAAACACCGTTCTTCCCAAGCTCTTTAAACCCGTCGATCAACAGAGAACCATTGTCGCCACCGCCGTTGATTCTCATGTACAAATGACAATCCGACAGGACCGTGTTCGGCAATCCAACGTTATCGCGCACCTGGTGCAATCCGCCGATCGTGGCCGATGCGTTGCACTTGCCGAGCTGCGACTGATTGATCATGTATGGAGCACGTTTTTTGCGTTGCTCTTTGTACTGATCACCCTTTAGAAGTTTTTCAATATCGGTTTTGTCGAGATAATAATCCTCTCCGAAAACCCGATAGTCAGCTTTGCACATGGCCATTTGATCGGCAGTTGGCTCGATATTGCCAGTGCCAACTGTGGTTCCGTCCGGTAACGTAAATTGCTCGTTCATTACTTCACCAATCCTTCCAAGGCAAGACGATCACGCGGCCAATCGAAAACACGAACAATCTTCTTGTCACGAATAACGGCCATGAATGGAGATTTCAAACCAGCTTTTTCAGCAGCGATTTTGTACGGTTCGGCATCCTTTGAATCTTGGTCAAACTGCCGAAAATCACATTTGTTGATCATCGACCAAGCTCGCAAGTCACGAACCAATAGTTCTTGATCAGCCGTTTTGGTTTGAAATTCGTAGATGAAAACGAACCACGACCCAGCGGCTTGAATTTTCGGAACGTCGGATTTCTTCTCCTCTTTCTTTTCTGGCTCAACGATTTGTTCGCTGTCTTTTTTCTGATCATCCTGATCATGTTGATCATCAAAAAAAGGAAAATACGAACCAATCAAGAATCCAATCAGAAGCCCGATCACTGCGGAGACAGCCACGTTTCGTGATAAACCCGAGCTCACATCGATACGCTCAGGCGACTTAATTGGATTCGGTGTGTCAATTTGCTGTTCTGTTTTTATCGATAGCTTGATCATGATTTCACCGCACTTGCTCGACGCTTCGGAATAACAGGACCAGACTCTAGTTTTTCAATTCGCTCATCAAACTGATTTAGATGATCCTCAATCGTCTTGAAAATCTGCTCCGTCCGATCATCAATCACATCGGTAGATGTTTTTTTTGGAGTTTGTGTTTTTGCAACAAGCATTTTCAAGAGAGAGACACCCAGTGACCAGACACCGCTCACGATTGCCGTCGCAAATGCTCCGACCATATACAAACCATCGGCCAACAATTCGAAGAAGAAAGATTGAACCGAAGAAACTTTACCGTCTGAACTCTCCGGAATGATCGACGAAGCGAGCAACGGGAGCGAGCCGGTAATCTGCCACCAGGTGAGAACCACGATCACCACAAAACCTATCGCGATGTTTCGTGCACGATGTTCTTCGGTTGTGACGATTACAGTTTGAGCCATAAGAGAGATTCCTTTGATTTGTAAAAACCGAGGCCAGCCACCCCGGTTGAACAAAGAATCATCTACCAACAAAACACGTCCGAACTTTCCTACCGTCTCTTGCGAAATTTCTCGGCTTCGCAGATCACACACGGCCAAACCGAAACCGCTCCATGGATCTCGCAACGTTTTGTTTTCGTGAGCGTCTTGAAAGTGGTCCCGACAGCCCCGCTGTCTTGCTCTTCGCGAACTGATTCGTTTTCCTGTTCTCGCTGCAATCGCTCGCGAATCAGGTAGATGCTGTGCCTGGATCTGAGCCCGAGCTGCTTGGCGATTTCGAAGATCGGCAAATTCGTCTCAGTGAGGAGCCGTTCAGCCTCTGCCTTTTTTTCTGGTGCGATTCGTCGACCAGATTTTGGAACCATCACCAATTTGATTTTCCGCCACCGCCCGCGACGCTTGGCCCGAGGATTCGGATCAGCTTTGAGATCGTTCACAATTTTGTAGACGGAAAAATAATCCGTTCTCAGAAATTCGGCGACCGCTCCAACTGTGAGCCCGCCCGAAATTAGCCGCGCGACGATGACACGAGTATCGTGTTCGTTTTCGAAGATTTCGACCACACCACAACTCCAATCCAGCCACGGACGAGTTAGACAAAGTCTACGCAAAAAATTTCTTCGCGACAACAAACGCAAAATTTTTTCACATTACAGACGATTCCGGTCTCTTCGAAATATTCCGATCCACATTTGCAAACCGGATTTTTCGACCGAAGCACGTAAGGCCCCCAGCATTGCGCAGGATCAACGATGGCCCATCCAGGGTGGTACATGTCGTTTTGTGTCGTCTCGTCGATTTGGCGACCCTGTTTTGATTGCGCCACGAAACGATCAGACTTGGGAGGATTGCACTCGCGACACTCCCATCGATTCGATTTGATCGGCAAATAAAAATTTTCCGATCCGCATTGTTCGCAAACGGAAAAATTTTCCTTTTCGAGAGTCGCGACCGTAGAAATAGATTTTTTTTCATTTTCATTTTTTGAATTGGAAACAGAATTTAAAATTGTTTTCAGCATGTTAGTGACGGCCTCGATGATCTCAATGAATTCGTTGGTACGGCCGCGATGGCCGCGATAATTTCGATTTTCGTATCAACTCCTACTGGCTTTTGGCCTCGATGCTTGTTGCTTCTCTTCTTTTTTTTCTATACGGGTAAAAAAATAGTAAAAAAAGAGGTTATCGAAGCCGTACCAATGTTTTCATTGGAAGTATCGCGGCCGTTATCGCGGCCGTATCGCGGCCGTATCGAGGCCGTATCGCGGCCGTCGACCGAATCGGAGCCGAAAAAATAAAAATAGAAAAATGGATTTTTCGTTTTTTCTTCGAATCAAAAAAATTAAAATTCATTTTCGACACAAATTCCGCGATAGGTCCAAGAACGATTTCCTGTCCCTGATCGTTCTTTTTCGACTGATGGGAATTTTCTTTTTACTTCTCGACCGAAATTTGCCGCCGACAGAGATTGATTTCCATTTTTCAGACACCATTTTTTATATTCCTCATACAGTTCAGCGGCTGCAATTATTCCGTGATTGCTTTCGCCGACGTGATCGCAAAGAAATTGCAAAGCTGGGTTGCTTTCATTTCGATATTCGGCCATTGATTCGTCACTGGTTGGACTGCTAGTAAATTCTCCCTGTTCTTTCAGTCGATGCATTCCAGCGATCGACCAGTTCAAAATTCCGGCTGCTTCGTCTTTCCAGTGGTCTGGCTCGTCCATTCCCCGGACGCGTTCCGACGGCTGGACAATTCGATTGAATGTCAAAATCAGCATTCGTCGCCACATGCCGCGTGATCGATCCTTAATCCGCGGACGATTATTCCAGGCCGCAATCAGCTTGGCGGTCGGCCGAACGGAAATTGGATCGCGGTTTTTCCGGTCAATCATGATCGTATCGCCTCCCACGAATTGCTTGATTGCTCCCTCTGCGACCGAATCGATTTCCCCGAGATCGGCACTGATGTTGACCATTTTCCCGATTGTCGAGGCGAGCGCGAAACGTTCCCCAAATTGGTCGATCGTGACATCGGAAACGTTCCGATCGCCGAGCATGGCCCGTATTCCGGCGAGGTATACCGTTTTCCCGTTGTGGCCCTCACCTTCGAGAATCAGCCAGCGTTGCAGCCTAGTGTGGGGCATCAACAGATACCCGGCCCATTCCTGCAGGATCAATCCTATTGTCGGGTCTTCTGTCGAAACAAAATCGATGTACTGGCACCAACGCGGACAAGTAGCATCAGGATCAATTTGATAATCTATCATGGACATTGCGAACCAATCCGAGGAAAGTGGTTGCAAACAATCCTCGTGTTCAATTCGATCCAGATCCAACAATCCATTTTCAAACGCTAGGTAGTTTGGCCGTTTCTCCGTCGGCAACCAGCAAGGCATTTCGATGGTCGACGAGATAATGCACTTTTCTTCGAGAGCGGCAATCACATTGGAAACGATATTTCGCGTTACTTTCGTCGTGACTGGAGCCCGTTTCTTTTCGTCCTTCGAAAGTTGATATTCTTCGAGCTCCAATTTGTAGCATCGGATGAATTCCCGGTGGATCGCTCCATTTACTTTCGCGCGAAGCTCGCCTTCGTCAATGAATCGCCAATGACCTTCCGAGTATTTAACCCACTGATTTCGCCAGAACACGAGACGCCCGCCGTGGTCCTCGAAATAGCGATCCAAATTGATTTTCGCGAGACGGTGAGGATCATCGATTGATTCTGATTTTATTTCTGCCGCTTTTTTGAGTTCGTCCGGATCGGCAAGTTGATAACCCTCTGGCTGGACAATCACTGGCGACTTTTCACAGATCCCGACTAGCTCGCGATATGCATCCCCAAACGTCGCGAGTTCGTCGAGTCGATCAATAAAGAAGTCGCGAACGTCCTTTTGATTTTTATTCTTTGAGTTCATCGGAAACGGCAGTTCAACGTTTCGCGATTCCTTGGCGACAAGAGAAATGGCCGTTGCCCAGCCTGGACGCTTGCGAACATCGGTACCGGTCCAAAGTGCACCGTCTTGGCCTGCGTCGTCTCGATCGTGGATTGTGTAAACGATCCGACCGCGAAATATCTCTAGCATCCATTGCCGATCCTTGTGGAGCGGATCTTGACCAGCTCCGTTCGCGTTCGTGATCACCGAGGCTTCTGGATTGGCCGAGAGAACAGTTAGAACGTCCGAGACTCCCTCGACTTTGAAAATTGGATCATCGGGACGATTCGGATTGATCCGACCGATCCAGCCACCGCCCTGGCATCCGATCAACTTGATCTTGAGATCTTGGAACGGTTCGTTTTCCGATGGCCGGTATTTGATCGGTCCGCCGGTGATGTTGTACATTACCCAACCAGAGGGTTTTCCGTCTAGACCGATACACGGAAACGCCATAACAGTATCGCCGTAGTGCTTCGCGACCGTTCCGCCAGCGAGTTTCACCGCTTCCATGGTGATCGGCTTTTTGGAATCAAAGCACATTTGGAAATGCTTATCGTTCCATGGTCTAAGCGTGATCGGTAAATCTTTTGCTGGCTTCGTTGGCTCTGGTTCAACAGTCGACGATTGAGATACAACCTTGGCTGGACTGCGTTTTCCTTTCTTCGGTTTTGAATCAGCAACGCCAAGAAATTGGCAAACCTTTTCAATAGCTTCATTCAGCGAACAACCGAGCCACCATTGACCGAGCGCGAATCCATCGGCTGATTTCCCGCATTGGTTGCACATGGCCCCACCGGTCTCGTCGAAGTCTTTGTAAACCTTCCAGCGATCCGTACCGCATTTGCATTTAGGGCATGGACCTTGTTTCGGTGTCAGAAAGTCGTCAGGTATTCCGAAGACTCGATTGGCAATCGTCGGCCAATGTCCTCGCGCAGCATCTTTCGCGATTTGAATATCAATCGTCATAGAAATTCCATTTTCGAGTTGCAGGATTAGAACGGTATGTAGAAAAAAATAGCCGCGACGAATCACGGCTTTGAATTTAGTTTTGATTTGTGAAGTGAGTTAGCTTTTAGGATTGTCGTCCGACATCCGCACGCATTTTTGATTCGATCGACTCCAATAAAGTTGTGTCGGTTGGGTACTGCTCATCCAAAAAGTCTTCGCAAGTCTTTTGCGCGATGGCTAATTCGATCGACTCCGATTCGGTAATCGTGCCCGTTATCTTCCGGTCTATCAGTTCCCCTCGCCGAACGTTGAACGCTGGCCATTCTTGCTCGGTCATTTGTCGTTCCTGGTGTCCGTCGTCGCAGCCGCACTCAATCCAACCGCCCGCGCCATCGCAATAAACTCAACCTCGGCAACTCTCGGTTCCCAAAATTTGAACGGAACACTAACGTCAGGAATCTCGCTGAACCCGGCCCATTGTTCCGAGTCCTTTGGCCAAAGTTTGGTCTTCTCTGCCTTGAGCATCGCCCTATCGTACTTTTTGATCGTTTTGTGATAGGCTTCAAAATCAACCGAAAACGCTGATTCGATTGCTTGCTCCATTCGCAGTTCCGCGATGGCGTAATCAGGCATCATAACCTTGAGAGGTTTCACCATGTCGCCTATGTACGCCTCCGCAGCATCGTGCAACAGCACAGCCCTTAAGCCAGTAATTGGGACGCCGCCGTCTATGGCTAACGATGTCGCGTGGATGCAATGTTCTGCAACGCTGTAAAATCGTGGGCAATGCCCACCGAACCGACAAATTTTACTAAGTGCCGATGCGATGCTTTTGATCTCAATCGTCGTTGGATCAGGATTGGCTAGGTCCACGTAATGCCCTGCGAATACTTTGATCGTATTGTTGAGGCATCCAAATTTGTCTACTGCTTGGTTCATTCTGATTCTTTCGTGTTGGTGGAGGACTGCACAGCCGACGCTTTTTTTCTAAATTGTTGGAGTGGTCGATCGACGCAAAGGTGCTTTAGGTGCTCGAATCCGACTACTGCCGTTATTGTCGATCCTGGCTTAATGTTGTGGTAGCCAGCCACATCCGAAAATAACTCAGCCGAAATACCAGCCAGGGTTTTCGCTTCTTTCATTGTGTTCCGTCCCTTTGTCCGCACGTAAAATTGTAAATCAGCACCCGGCCAGGAATCGAACCGTGGACGACAACGGAAGCCCTCTATGTGTCGCTGAGCCATCAACGGGTATGTTCGGCCACACTAGCCGACCGT